AGTCCGCTTCCAAGCAGCCTTCAAAGCAGGTGTCCAAATCGCTTACCCCGACTTGGTTGTAGACTTCCGCTTGACCTAATGTGTAGGGGGGAGGGAAACCTCCCCTCACTTTTTTGTTCTCTTGTAACTTAAAACCCAAACACATATGTCCTGCTCCTTAACTACTGGCTACGCCCTCGGCTGCCGTGATTCCGTAGGTGGAATCAAAACAATTTACGTCCAATCCTTCATCCCAACGGGGTCCTGTAATGCCAACCTATCAGGTGCGGTTACAGGCTTCACAGGTTACGCTTCAGGTGGGTTCTTCGAGTATGACTTGACCAAGGCTACGTCATCTTTGACTGAAACCTTGAATGCAAGCATCGAGAACGGCTCGGTTTATTACACCCCCGAAGTAACGTTCACCATCAACAAACTGCAAGTCGCAGTCCGCAACGAACTCCGTCTGCTGGTCCGCAACCGTGTCATCGTCATCGTCCAAGACAACAACAACCGCTATTGGTTGCTGGGTTCTGCAAACGGCTTGGAGGCAACCGCTGGAACCGCTGGAACTGGTACTGCCTTCGGAGATAGAAGTGGCTACGAGTTGACCTTGACCGGGATGGAACCCGACCCGATGTTCTCAATTGCATCCACAGTCTTTTCACCATCGACTACGCAGATACTCGGTTCGTAGTATCTTCGCATCAGGTTTTCATCATCTGAGGTTTGGGAGGGCAGTCAGCAATGGCTGCCCTTCTTATTTTTACGGCCATGAAGATTTGTATCGTTTACAACGCCCATCCAACCGGGTGCAGTTTCTATCGCCTCGAAATGCCGAACGCATACCTTGGCGACAACTACCCGGAGTTTGACTATGTGTGCGTCGAGAATATCACCACGATTAGCGACGAGGGGCTTCGCTCGATAGACCTGTTCCTGTTCAGCCGTTTGTGGTGTCAAGGGACCATGGAGCAGGTGGAGAACGTTTACAAGGCTCTAACCCAATACGGAGCGAAAGTCATCCTTGACTTGGACGATTACTGGGTGCTTGAATCGGGCCACATCATGTACCGCCATTACCATCAAACTAAACTTGCAGAGGTCATCCGCAAGCACATCAAATTAGCCGATTGGGTTACCTGTACCACCGAACACCTTGCTGCTCGCATACGGCCTCTAAATGCGAATGTGAGCATCTTTCAGAACGAACCCTACGAAGCCTATCAGCAATTCATCCCCAACCCCGAAGAGGAACCCGACAAGCACCTCGTCAAGTTCGGTTGGTTCGGAGGGGCGCAGCACGGAGAGGACATGGAACTGCTCCGTGAGGGGATGCAGAAACTACGCTGGGACGCAAATCTTGACGGCAAATACCGGCTCTATCTTGGAGGGTGGAACGACAATAATCCCGTTTACGAGGGCTACGAGAAAATCATAAGCGACCAAGGGAACAACCCGAACTACGGACGCATTCAGGCTGCTGACATCTATTCTTACGTCGGTGGCTACAACTTCGTGAACGTAACCCTTGCACCGCTCCGGGACACCAAGTTTAACAAACTCAAGTCCGAGTTGAAGGTGGTCGAGGCCGGGTGGATGAACAAGGCCATCATCGCAAGCGAAACCATCCCTTACACGGACGTAATCAAGCACGGAGAGAACGGGTTCTTGGTTCCCTACAACAAGCCGAAAGATTGGTACAAGTACATCAAGCAGTTAATCCTTGACCCCGACCTGCGTAAAGGCTTGGCTGACAACCTCACGAGGGACATCAAAAAGCAGTTCAACGTGGCCGAAACCGCCAAGAAGCGAGCGGAGTTGTACAGGCAGATTGGGCGCAAATTGTGAAATTCGGGGGCATCGCACATTTACAAGCAGATGCTTTACCTGAATCCCAACACGACCAACACCCTGACGGTTACATGGACCGAGCGTTCCAGCACCGGGGACCGCTACATCTTGCGTTTGACCAGCATTGCCAAGAACACCACGACCGATTTCACCCTGCTGAAATCCTCAAACCTGTCATCCTACACCAACCGCTATGACCAATTTTCGATTGCCGTGGGTTCGATTGAAACGGGTTCCTATAAATATGAAGTTTACGATACCAATAGCACGGTTTCAGCAGCCCTTGCGGTGGTTGAAACGGGCTTGGCATTTATACAAACCGCAACGATAGGGTTCAACACCTACTCAAACACAACCACTTACAACACCTTCCTCGCATCCAGCGTGAGGGTATTCGATTCAACCTTTGACCAATCCTTCGCATGAGCGTACAAACACGAAGCCAACTCCAAGCGAGTGCTGCTACCATTACCAACGAAACCGCTGCCGGGGCAAACACCGCATCCCGTGTGGGGGGTCTATTCGACGACCTTGCAGACACCGCCACGCTTGACCGGGAGCGGGGCTTTGCGAACCTTTACCTCGATACCAACACGGCTTTCACCCCAACGCAGGGGCAAAGGGTTAAGTTGACAAGTGCGATGCAATCAGGCGTTTTGTCAACCTACAATTTCTCACGAACTACCAACTCGCTGACCTACACAGGCACAACGGGTGCAACCCTTCGCATCGCTGCGTCCATGGTCTTGGCACAAGGCAACAATCACCAAATCAAGGTTTACATCGCCAAGAACGGCACAACGATTGACCAGTCAATGACCGACATCACAACGGCTCACACGAACGGCCATGCGATTTACACGGAGGCTTACGTTACGGGTGCGGTCAACGATGAGTTCACCATCTACATCAACGCAATCGATAGCGGTGCAAGTATCGCAATTTCAGCCCTTTCATTCACAGTTCACACCCTATGAGCAAGTCAACGCAGCACTTCACCCAATGGTTGGGGATAGAGCATAAGGTCCCAGTCATGCTGGAGAACCGCTCCGGCAAGTACATCACCTACGGCTTTGCGAACGAATACCCCTACTACCTGCTTGACAACTATCGCAGGTCGTCCAAGCACAACGCTATTGTCAACGGCAAGGTCAACTACATCATGGGCGGTGGATGGCAGGCAGGGGATGATTTGACCGTGGAGCAACAAGCCCGGTTCATCAAGTTCTTCGACGGACTTTCCAGCACGGAGGACCTAAACGACATTACCGAGAAACTGGTCCTTGACTTGGAGATTTTCAACGGGTTTGCGGTTGCGGTTACTTGGTCCAAACTTGGCACGATTGCCAAGATGGAGCATATCCCATTCGAGAAGATTCGTGTGGACAAGGAGGAGAAGATGTTTCAGGTGGCCGACTGGTACAACGACGATATGATGCAGTTGTTCCCGAAGGTGGGCGACATCGAGAAGATTCCTGCATTCGACCCGGAGAACCGCCTCGGAAAGCAGTTGTTTTATTACAGGGTCTATGCTGCAGGCGTGAAGCACTATCCTCTCCCCGAATATATCGGTGGGAACGCTTGGATTGAGGCAGACGTGCAAGTCGCCAACTTCCACAACAACAACCTGCGAAACAACTTTTGGGGCGGTTACTTGATAAACTTCAACAACGGCATCCCGACCCCCGAAGAACAGGGGGACATCGAGCGTCAAATCAAACGCAAGTTTTCAGGAACCGACAACGCTGGTCGTTTTGTTGTAACCTTCAACGACGAAGCAGCGAATGCCCCGACACTTGAACCGCTCACTCCGTCCGATATGGACAAGCAGTTCGAGGTATTAAACAAATCAATCCAGCAAGAGATATTTATCGCCCACCGTGTAACCAACCCCATGCTATTCGGAGTCAAGACCGAAGGCCAATTGGGTGGACGCAACGAATTGGTTGAGGCTTACGAACTATTCAAGGCCACCTACGTCAACGACCGGGTGCGCAAAGTGGAGCGGATGATCAACTACTTGGGATCCTTCAATGGCGTTGAGGGTATGGAACTGATCCCGGTGGAACCCATTACCGAGCGACTAAGCGAACAAGCCCTCTTGCAAATCATGACCCAAGACGAACTTCGGGAAAAGGCAGGTCTGCAACCGCTTGAGAAACCTGCCGACGTGGTTGGACCTAATCCCCAACCCGACGAGCAACCGCAATCCGTGGAAGCATTGCAGAGCAACGACAACATCAAGAAACTATCTGGCCGTGAGTACCAAAACCTGATGCGAATTGTCAGGCAGTATATGCAAGACAAAATCACGCTGGAGATGGCTCGGACCATGTTGTCAGCAGGCTTCGGTTTATCAGCCCAAGAGATTGACACGATGCTCGGAGTGCAGGCCCAAGAGTTCAGCGAACCTCAATGGGGCCAAGAAGACGATGAAGACTACGGATGGGGCGAAGAGGAATTTAAGGTCTTGGAAGTAGTTGCAAGCAAGTTTGGAAGCCATGCCGACGACTACCACGTCATGCACTCCAAGCCGATGCGGTTTGACTCCAACATAGACGAAAACATCCGCTTGGCCTTTGCCGAACTGGGAGAGGAAGAGAAAGAGTTGGACCTGAAGATTGAGGCTTACCGCAAGAAGAACCGGGACGCATCGGTTGAAGAAATGGCCAAAGAGTTCGGTGTGAGTAAAGCCAAGGTCGCCAAGCGAGTCGCTTACCTAATCACCAAGGACCGCTACCCTATCAGCCGGGCGGTGGACAAGATAGCCGAGCAGAACCTTCCCAAGAATGTGAAGGAAGTTGCCGAGCCAGTCTTGGAAGTCCGCTACAAATACGCATGGGCCACGGGTTTCAGCAACAAGGACAAAGGTTCCAGCCGTGAGTTCTGCAAGGTCATGCTGGACTTGGCCGGGCAGGGCAAGGTTTACACACGGGAGGACATCGACGGGATTTCTGCAATCATGGGATATTCCGTTTGGAATCGCAGGGGCGGTTGGTATCACACACCGAGCGGAGTGAACAGGCCCCAATGCCGGCACGTATGGGAGCAGCAGTTGGTCATCCGTAAAGGCAACAAAATTTCAAAGGCATGAAGGCACTCTTTATAAGCGAAGAAACGCTACTGGACAATAGCATCATCAACGAGAACGTCAGTTACACCCAAATCCGTCCAACGGTTGTCAAGGTGCAGGAGATGCGGATTCAGCCGATTGTTGGCTCTCCGTTGTACGGGGAACTGGTAAACCAAGTGGTCAGCGGTTCAACGTCTGCACTCAACCAAACGCTGCTGGAGGACTACATCCAGCCTGCAATGATTCAATGGCTCTACTACGAGTTGCCGATGGTCTTGGCCTTTAAATACATGAACAAGGGTATGGTCCGTAGAACGAGCGAAGAATCTTCCCAAATGAGCATGGAAGAAATCACACGGCTGACCGATAAGGTCAAGAACGATGCCGAGTGGTACTCCGAACGCATAACTCGCTACCTCATGGAGAACCGCAACTCCTATCCGCTTTGGAACTCGCCTCCATCTGCTTTGGATACGATTTACCCGAACGCAACCAACTACCGCACCGGGATGGTCCTTGACCGCAACCGAAGGATGGGAATCAGCAACTTGGATTACCCCTACCCCTACGGTCAATTTGGGGCGTGTAATGACTGCTAACGATGGGCGCACACAAGAAGAATATACTGAAACTGCAGACTTATGTCATGGATAAAAATCAAGCAAGCCCTGCTGGACCTTGCCAACAACCACCCGCAAGTCAACTCCTTCGGGACGGGCGACCCTCTTGCGGTAGGCACGGACAACACCATCAACCTGCGAACCCCAAGCCGTGAGCGAATCGTCTATCCGCTCGTTTTTGCGGACGTTCAGTCTGCAAGTACTGACGCTGGTACTTTGGACCTTGTGGTCGGTGTCTATTTTAGCGACCGGGTGGAGTCCATCAAGCCGATGGGCGGAGTGGTTTCGGGCAGCCCTACGCTGGGTTGGCAGGATAACGAGGACGAGGTTTTAAGCGACCAACTGCAAATCGCACAGGACTTCATATCAGCCCTTACAAACGACCCAAGCGAGGACTGGACCCTTAGTGCCTCCGTGTCGCTTACCCGCTTTGTAGAGAGCCGGGATGACCGCACGGCAGGGTGGCAGGCGACGATGACCTTTGAAATACCCTACGGTCATTCAGTTTGTGAAATTCCAAGTTAAAAGACATTTACAATTAAACGCTAAAAAATGCCTACACCCATATTGCAACAAATGCTCGGACAGGGCGGTACGATGGAGTTTATCAATGGAACCGTTACTGGAAAGAACTACGACTTCTTGGTAGTCAACACCGCTGCCACATTCACAACCCTTACTGGAACTGGAAGTGAGAACCTGCTAACCGCTTACAACTTTTCGGGGGCTTCTATTTCCGCTGGCATCGTGATAAGCGGTCGCAACGGAGGCAAGATTACTGCCGTTACGCCTTCGGTGGGTTCCGTCATCGGTTTCACATTCCTGTAAGCAATGCTGATAGGCTACGGCTACGGCTATCCAACAAACCAACTGCTTGGCGGTGGCAATCCATTTTGGCTTGCCTTCAACCAACGTGCAGACGCTGACGGGGCTTTGCCTGCGGAGGCTGCGGTCAATGGATGCCTCCAAACCCGATTCATCAACTCCTTCCAATCTTACGCTTTCTTCGTCTTTTATTCTAACTCTTGGCTACCGTTTATGCAACGGGCGAATACCGACACGGCTGACGCTGCGGAGGTTCGCTTCATCAACTGCCTCGAAGTCCGAATGTATAATCTTTTAAACGCATAGCAGATGCCTGCAAGCCCATCACTCCTTATCGTCCCTGCCCGCTTTAAGACGGGGAAACTTTACACCCAAATCGCTACGACTTCGGCTGGGTTGGTCCTTGGTTCATCGGGGGACTTTAATGTAACCCGTGCGACAACTGCGACCCGATTCAATTCGGCTGGCTTGATTGAGTCCGTGGCTTCGGGTGTGCCTCGCTTGGATTACTACACCAGCGGTGGAACGGCTGGCTGCCCTGCGTTGTTGGTGGAGCCACAGTCGCAGAATGTGGCAAGGTTTGTCAATCAAATGACCGCTCAAGATTTCCCTGCGGCATCGGGAGGAATGACTATAACAACGGGTAGCACGGACTTCCTTGCACCCGACGGAACAAGTGGAAGTATCACCAAGTATGTCGGTGGTGCAGCGAGTGGTACAACTCAAAACGCTTATTACACAGGCGGTCAAGTAACTGCATCGGCATCGGGTGTTCACACTTTTAGTTTATTTGTAAAGCGTGGAGCAACTAATCCGCTGAATTTTTGTGCGATTAGTTTTGCATTATTTACAGGAGCAAGTGGTACTGCGGCATCCTATTTTAACCTTGCAAGCGGAACGGCCATAACCGCAGGGGCAAGCGTTCAAGATTACGGGAACGGATGGTATCGGTTATCAACGGCTCCGTACACATTGGCTGCTGCCGACTTATCGGGTCAAGTAACATTTAACATGGCATCCACAAGCGGAAGCGTATCCTTCGCCACATCAGGCGCACTCAACCTCACCGCCTACACTTGGGGAGCGCAGATGGAGGCAGGCTCCGTAGCCACCTCCTACATCCCCACAACCACAGGCTCGGTAACCCGCAACGCAGACGTGATAAACGTATCAGGCGCAGTCAGCGGATGCATCGGGCAGACCGAGGGCACTTTGTATGCCGAAATAGTGGCCCAACCTTACAACAACGCTTCCTTCCCTGCAATCCTTCAAGTTGATGATGGCGCAGATAGCCAACGATTTGCTATTTTCATACACGCAAGTGGTGGAATCCGTGTCCGTTTAAACGCAAGCGGAATAAACTTGGGGATAGATTCAACGAACCCAGCGACGCTTGTTGTAGGCCAAACATACAAAATAGCAGCAGCGTTTGGATTTAATGGCTCGCAAGCACTTTACATTAATGGGGTCTTTCAAGTTTCGGGAAGCGTTACTGCGGGTCCGTTTACGGCTGCATTAAACCGAGTAATGCTTGGGCATCGTGGTGGTATTTCCAGCCCATTCTTAATCCGCTCGGCTGCCCTCTACACCACCCGCCTCACCAACGCCGAACTCGCTGCCCTTACGACCCTCTAATGGCTACCTTCCGCAAGTACGCATTCCCCAAGCAGGCCGACGCTGACAAGGTGCTGGCTCTATGCACAGGCACGACCGCTGCGGTTTCCCTTGGGGTCTTGGATGGCCTTGTGTGCTACGACATCCTTTGGGAAGGCGACGCACCTAAAGAGGCTACCCAGTACGAAACTTGGCCCGAACCCTGCGGAGTCCACGCCTTTGCAGGTTGGGAGGAACAATACACCGAGGACTACCACCAACACAAATCACTATGAGATTATTTCGCAAACGCAACCCCGAAACCCCTAAACTCCCAATAATGAAATCAGCAGTCATCGCTTTACTTCGCCACTTGTTAACCTTCATCGGTGGAACCCTCGTCGCCAAAGGTATCATTGATGCAGCGACCCTGACCGAAATCATCGGTTCCGTATTGACCTTGTTGTCAGTTGGTTGGATGGCCTTGGATAAAACAAAGGGCGAGCCGAACAAGTAATGAACCTAATCGAAACCACCATCGTCGGGAGCGTTGCAGCAATCGTCGGTGGAGCGGTCGCTTGGTTCACCAAGGGCCGTGTAGAATCGGACTCCCTGCAAGTCAGGCAAGCCCAAGCGGTCCTCGCTATGTGGCAGGCTACCAGCGAGTCCCAAAACAAGGAATTAACACAACTTCGTAATGAGGTCGTAAGTTTGCGTCAACGACTTGAGGAAATGGAGCATACCATCCATCTACTCCAAGCCGAGAATGCCAAACTGAAAAACCTCGTATGATTCTACCAGCCACCAAGCACACCCGAAACATCCACGAAGTAACCTGCCAATCAGGGCAGGAGTTCTTACTTGTCAGCGACCTGCATTGGGACAATCCCCATTGCGATAGAGGCTTGCTGAAAAACCATTTGGACGAAGCCGTCAAGCGGAATGCTGCCATCATACTCAATGGCGACACTTACTGCTGCATGGGTGGGAAATATGACCGTCGTGCGGACAAGTCCCTGATTCGTCCCGAACACAACACCGACCGATACTTTGACGCTATCGTGGACACCTCGGTGGAATGGTTCGCTCCTTACGCCAAAAACATTTTGCTGATAGGCTACGGCAACCACGAAACCGCTATCATCAAGCACGGAGAAACGGACCTCCTGCAACGCTTTGCCAGCACCCTTAACTACGCCACAGGGTCAGCGGTTCAAGTTGGCGGATATGGTGGAACCATTGACATCCGAGTGCTGCACGATACAATCCGTGGAGTCAACTTCGTAGTGCATTATTTTCATGGGCATAGTGGGGGAGGGGTGGTTTCGCGCGGAGTAATTCACGACCAGCGGCTCCTTGCCGGGACCGAAGGCTACGACTTGACTTGGATGGGCCACGTCCACGAATTATACTACCACCAAAACATGGTTCACCGCTATGACCGCTCGACCAAAACCCTCATTCAAAAACCTATTCACCAACTTCGTACGGCTACTTACAAGGAGGAATGGGACGGAGGTTACATGGGCTTTCATACTGAGCGAGGAAGAGGCCCGAAGCCTTTGGGAGGCTATTGGCTGAAATTGGAAACCTCACGGAATACCAGCAAGGACAACAAGGGTCCCGAACTTCAAGTTCACGCCACCTTCACCCCTGCGGATAGGTTGTACTGACCGGTACGAGAAAGTCGTACAACTGCTGCACTATCCCCCAAAACCCCCGTTAATGACGGGTTTCTCATTCATCCCTCCTGCGAACCGCTGGCAGTTAGGTATAGGTAGCCGTATTCCTTTTCGGCATTGAACTGGGGACAGGCTTTCGTAACGCCCGGAAAGTCCCTGTGTCCGATGATGCGGGCCTTGGGATACTTCTTGAGCCAATCTAAAAGCACCACGGCAATCGCTTGACGTTGGCCGATACTACGGTCATCTTTGTCCTTGCCTCCGATATAACTCACATGAAGGCTCGTAGCGTTATGCCCCTGCACTCCGTTGGTGATGGCACTATCAGGAGCCAAGACCGTTACATTCCCAGTCGAATCAATGATCCGATGGTAGCCGACCGACTTCCATCCAAGGGCCTCCTTCCAATGCTTGCGGATGGAGGCGATGGTCGTATGCTTCGGGGTTGCCGTACAATGGACGACGAGGTGGGTGATGGTTCTCATTCTTCGGGGTTTAGTTTGTGGAAGTAGTTGACCGCAACAGGATCCGCAACGTCGGGACCGCTGGATAGGTGGACCTCCTTGGTTCCCTGCCATTGAGCCATAGCCGGGTCGTACCCAAGTAACTCACAGGACTTGCGGTATTCCAAGAGCAGGGCGTGGTTGCCTTCAAGATCAGCGTTGTCAATGGCTATCATCAGCCGTTCCAAGGCGTTTGTCAGGGCCTTGGCAGGACGGAGGGAGTGGTATTCGGGCATGGGTTAGGTTTGTACAAATGTAGCCAATACCCCCCAAATCGCAATAAAACGGGGGATGAATAATTTTTTTGCTACGAGGTGGCACAAAATAGATTGGACTGCATTATCTTTGCTTTACAAACCAACCACTAAACCTCAAACCTATGAAAATTACAACACCCAACGGCAGCCGATTCAACACCGAAATTCCTGCAAAATCCAATCTGCTTATGGTTTTTGACGACAACGGAAATCAAGAATTTGACCGCCTTCGCCTAACAGGTAGGTTCACTATTGAAACCGAATTTATGAAACCTATTGCAATGATTGAGGTCGAGCATTCCTTTGGCATTACCGAGATTTCCGAAGACTTTATTTGGCAGTAACCCACCGAGGGGTGCGACTCGCCAACGCACATTCTTTTAACCTCAAACCTCAAAACCATGAACCACGAAACCAAAGCCAAACTCAAAGCAGCCCTCGCAACGGGCTACATCCTGCTGACCGCCTGCCTCGGCATCGCCTTCTTCGGGCGTTTCATCTTCGCACTCATCACCAACTAAACCTCAAACCAAACCTCAAAACCATGCACAAGTTTAAAACCACCAACATCAAAGGCAAGGACTACGTCGAAGTCAATCAACGCCTCCTGTACTTTCGCAACGAACCTGCCTACGCTGGCTGGTCGTTGGAATCCGAACTCATTGACCTGCAACCCGACCGCTGCTGCGTCCGTGCAGTCATCCGGGACAACGAGGGCCGCATCCGTGCAACGGGCCACGCCTCGGAGGACAGGACCTCATCAATGATCAACAAAACAAGTTACGTCGAGAACTGCGAAACCTCCGCTTGGGGCCGTGCCTTGGCCTGCATCGGCATCGGAATCGAAACGAGCATCGCATCGTCCAACGAGGTGCAGATGGCGATTGCCCAGCAGAACCTTGGCGACCTCAACGACAAACTCGGACTGGTCCCTTCCTACGACGAACTGACCACCGCAACCCTCAAGGCCGACTTCCTTGCCTTGCTTGACAAACTGCCAAAGGAGCAGCATGATAAGTTTATGAGGGACATCGACCAAATGACCCCCGCACGATTCGAGAAAGGCATCCAATTCATTCAAAACCAACTTGCGAAATCATGAACCTACTTGAACAAATGAACGCAGCGGAGTTTAAGAAACTCCTTGAATACAAAGAGAAGTACCCGGCCCTTGGAGAGAACTTGATAAAAGCCTTGACCGAGAAAATTGTTGTCATCCAACTGACCTTGGGCGAGTGCATCGACCTATCGAATGCCATCGGCATCCCTTACTGGCAGTATTGCAACCAAATCTTTGACACCTTCAAATCCAAGCCATGACCCTACTCGAAAAAATGAACGCAGACGAGTTTAAGAAACTCCTTGAGTACAAAGACAAATTCCCGACCCTTGGAGAGGATTTGATAAAAGCCCTGACCGATAAAATCGTTATCATTCACCTAACCGTTGCCGAGTACATCAGCCTATGCGATGCCTTGGGAATCTATTGCGCCCCGGCATTAAACCAAGTATTTCAAGCCTTCAAATCCAAGCCGTGATTCACCCGACTCTAATTACCATCCCCAAGAGCGACATCTGCAAGGCAGAGATAGCCCAAATCGCCCAGCAACTGACCGACCGAATCAACGACGGAGAGGTCAACCCGGTGGAGGCCCACATCAAACTAAAGGCCATCGTCAAGGCGTTGGAGGCCACCATCAAGGCCACCGAGCAGACCGTAGCCGACGAAGCCGGCAAGCACGGCAAGACCTTCCAAGCCTTTGGTGCAGAGATTACCCTGAAGGAAGGGAGCCTGACCCCGAACTACGAGGAAGACGAAGTGTATGCCGACCTCAAAGCACAAATGAAAGCGAGGGAGGAACTGCTGAAGATGGCGTTCAGGCAAGCGGGCAAGTCGGCTATCTTTGACGAATCAACAGGCGAGCAGGTTCCAGTCTGCACCGCCAAGGCCACCAAAGCGTCCATAGCCGTTAGTTTCAAATGAGAAGAGCCGCTGATGCCGTAAGGGTTTACAGGTTGCTATGCGACCGCCCCTACCGAGCCAAGCAGATCGCTGAACTGCTGGGCAACAAAGAACGCTACACCTACCGGGTGCTGCACGACCTCCTAAATTCCGGCTATGTCGGAGTAACCAAATCGTACTATCACAAACTTGAAACCCCAACTCCAACCATTTACAACCCCCAACCATGAAAGACGGACAAACAATCGGCCAATGGCTGAATTGGGACTTTAAGGCCAACGGGGTCCTTGAAATTAAAGACAAGAATGGCAACGATATATACCATGAAACTTCAAAAGGATATTGGTTTAAATCCGAATTTGATTCAAATGGCGATGTTATCTACTTTGAAAATTCAGGCGGTAATATTGTTGACAAACGCATCCCCGAAGTCATCGAACACAACGGACGCAAATATCAACTAATCCCCAACCAAATCCAAACCAAAACCCCATGAGTTACACCCCACAACCCAACACCTTCACTCTATTCGCTAACGACAAAGGCGACAACCCGAAACGCCCAGACTATCGGGGCGATGTGGTTCTCCCCGATGGAACCAAGATGCGCCTATCCGGGTGGGTCAAGGAATCCAACGGCAAGCGGTTCATCAGCGGTAAAGTAGAGCCAATCCAGCAGCAGACCAGCGGTGGAAATTTTGCACCACAAGACGGTGATATGCCTTTTTAGTGTAAATTTGCAGGCGTACTACATTTACCAATAGACGCATTGCTTGTATAGCAGCCAAGTGATGCTACCGATAAAGGGTCATGCTTGAACCCCTACCCCGGCTGCTGCTATCAGTCGGGGTATTTTTTTCTTATCCTATGGCAGAAATATCAATGTTCAAAGCGTCCACCAATGGCGGTGTGCGAAACAATGTCCCCGAAGACCACATGCCGTTTGTGCAGTACATACAGGACATCAAAGATGGCATCTACTACACGGAGGTCATGGCCTACCGCAAAGCCAAGACCGAAGAAACCAAACGCAGGCTTTCAGCCGTAACACCCAGCGGCAAGTTCAAGAAGCAAGGCAAAGAAGGCCTCGAAACGCATTCCGGTATCATCTGCATTGACATCGATGCCAAGGACAACGAAGGCGTTGACGTGCTTGCAATTCGCCAGGACGAACACCTCTACGCTTTGCATCAAAGCACCGGGGGTCAAGGGTATGCAGCCTACTACCGCATTGAGCCGGACCGACACCTGGACGCTTTCTTTGCTTTGGAGAAACGCCTGGCAGACCGTTACCACATCATCGTGGATCCTGCTTGCAAAGACGTAAGCCGGTTGCGGTTCGTGAGTTTTGACCCGGACGCATTCATCACCGACAAACCCGTCCCGGTATTTAAGACCTATCTGCCCAAGGCCAAGGCTGCACCAGCCCCAAAGTTTTACCCACACGGTGAACACGATGTCGAACACATCCTTCAGCAAATCGAATCCAAGCGAATAGACCTAACGGATTCTTATGCCGATTGGGTAAAGATTGGCTTTGCCATTGCTGCAAAATACCACGAGCCAGGTGCGGACCTGTTCCACCGAGTTAGTGCTATGTCCCCCAAGTACAACCCGGAAGCCTGCGACAAAAAGTACAAGCAACTCTGCCAATCCAAGCAGAATCAAGTGTCCTTTGCTTCATTCATGTGGCTTGCCAAGAATGCAGGGGTAGAGATTCAAACCAAGACCACCAAGCACATCGTGTCCACAACCAAGTCCCACCGCATGCGTGTCGGGACCAATGGCGGTCCCAAGGACATCAACGCAGCAACCGAAGCAGCGGTCCGGGTACTTCGGGAGATAGACAACATCGACATCGATGGTCTTGAAGAAATCGTTGCCAACACGATGGCACTCGATACCACGGAACTAAAATCCGCTGACACCGAGGACACACCAATCAAGCAGATAAAGGCTTTCTTGCGTTCATTCGACTTAAAACGCAATGCAGTAACCAGTTGCATTGAATACAAAGGCCATCCCATTACCGATGTGGACCTGAACAACATTTACGTTGACTGCCTTGAAGCCTTTGGCAAGAAGGAGGTCAACATGCAACTGGTCGGGGCCATAGTGGATTCGGACTTCACACCAACCTACAATCCATTCACCCAGTTCTTTGCCAGGCACGGTCATCGCAATCCTACCGGGTGCATTGAAGCCTTGACCAATACCATCCGAACAACCAACCAGGACCATACGTTCGTGCAACTCTGCATCACCAAATGGCTCTGCTCGGTCATCGCAAGTATGCACGGGGAATACTCCTTGACCATCCTAGTGCTTTGTGGCGACCAGGGCATCGGCAAGACCAACTTCTTTCGAAACCTGCTGCCCGATGAACTTCGGGCCTATTACGGGGAATCCAAACTGGATGCCGGCAAGGACGATGAAATTCTCATGTGCAAGAAGATCATCCTCTGCGATGACGAGTTCGGTGGCAAATCCAAGCAGGAAGCCAAGAAACTCAAGGAACTATCCTCCAAGCAGACATTCAGCATCCGCAAGCCCTACGGCCGGGTACATGAGGAACTTAACCGATATGCGGTCCTTTGCGGTACAAGCAACGACGAGGAAGTCATCAACGACCCAACGGGTAACCGTAGGATCCTGCCCATTGTAATCAGCGAGATTGACTGGGATGCCTATGCAGCCATCGACAAGACGGACCTGTTCATTGAAGCCCTGCATTCCTTTAAATTGAACGGAGCCGATGCATGGCAACTATCCAAGGCCGAAATCAAGATGCTGAACAATCACACCATGCACAACGTGCAGCCGGCCATCGAGAAAGAAATGCTCCTAAACCTGTTCACCATCCCGATGGATTATAGCGACCCCTACGGCAAGTGGATGAGCAATACCGAAATCAAAGACCTCATCGAAACCTGCACCAAGCAGCACATCAGTTCGCACAAACTTGGAGCGGTCCTAAAGTCCCTTGGCTGTAAGAAAATGACACGACGGGAGCGGAATTTTCTTCCGTGCTACTTTTTGGTGAAAAATGCCGATAAAAGTGACTACGCCCAAAAGGTTGATAATAAGCGACATCCGTTTTAGTGTAGTCACTTAGTCACTTAAAATGCGTTTTTTCTTTAGGTGCTTATATGTGCATGTGTGTGTGTGTGTGTGTATGTATAATATATACTCTAAAGAAAGTAGTAACTAAAGTGACTACACTAACTACAACCC